GTGTAGAAGATGTACTAAAAAACCGCCCTCCCTTCGAATAATTGCACGTTGTGCACAAGCACTGAAGATTCCACTCATCATCTCCACCACCAGCAACACGGGGAATGATGTGATCAACGGTTGTGCCTTCGCCACCGCATTGCTGGCATGTGTACTGATCGCGCTGCAAAATTCGCGATCTGATACGACGCCATTGACTTGTCGATCCGTTATTGCCTAGAGCACTGGCCATTAGTAGTACCCCTTGACCTTATGAAACTCCCACGCTTTGCAGCTTGTTGAGTATCGCCCTTTAATGTAAGCGATTGTTTTGTCAATCTGTGCAAAGGGATCAAGTGTACCGTAATGCTTTGAACGCATTTGACCTAACCCATAATGACTGTGATTGCGAGCTTTGTAATCCCAACGAGATTCTTTATGAATAATTGCATTGAAGCATTGAAACTCTTTGTACGATACAAGTTTTACATGCGCATAAATCTTTAAATGATCTACGTTGTATTGACTTCCATTTGCAGGCGTCATTCCAATGACACAAAGCACGCCCCAAAGCACCAAACTACGCCAGCGAGCTATCCGCCACAGCGGCTCGCCTGCGAGTGTTGATGCTACAACCCTTGTCAACAACTGAGCCTAATCTTGAGCGAGTCCCACAGGTTTTGTCCCCTTGTGGATAACTCTTGTGGATAACTATTCATTCTTACCCCCTATGTTTGCCACGGTCATAAACGTACAAATGCTGCATTGAATTGTTTCAACGCCTTCTGGCAATAAATCAGTTATCTTGTGAATGACTTGTTTTGTAACTCTTTTGCACTTTCGACACTCAAATTGCACTGTTTGCATAGTTTGATTTCCTTAGATTTTCGATAGGTTGCAGGTTGATTTGTGTGACCCACCAATTTGGTTGCTTTGAATGGCGGTATTTGTCGCGCCTAGCCATAGCTATGGGAATCCAACCCTTTATGTCAAAATCAGGCGAAGTACCAGTGACCAGCACAGCAATGTCATTTGGTCGGTCGTATTCATGCACAATGAGCTGGCCTGTGTCGTACTTCGTCCATTTGACTTCAATTGAATTGCCAACGTCAGCTTTGTTTTTCCACTTATGCTCAAATGGGTCGAACGGCAAACCAAAATATTTGGCCACAACCCATTCACTGCCAATTGTTTCGCTGATCTCAATAATGTACTCAGCAAATGACTTTGTCTTGTCGTACATGTTTGGCATGGTTGACCCGCCATTTTGCTGGTACTTGATCGCAGCTAATAAACAAATGACTTGTTCATCACGGTGCAATTTCATCTTCACCGGCAACCGCCACAAAACCAAATAATCTTTTCGTTTGCGTCATAGCCTTTTTGATAGCCAAAATCATCATGTTTTGACAGCATTGAGCATTTGTCGCACTGGCTCATTTTGTAAATTGCTACAACTGCACCATTTTTTAGCAAACGGCATGTCATTGTTTGCGGGTTGATTAGCTCGACATAGTCGCTCATACTTGTGGTTTCCATTTTCCGTCACTGGCAACGACGTACCAACGCGGTTGGCATTGTGTTGCTTTTGTACGCTCTGTGCAGAAATAGCCGCCCCACATTTTGTTTGATCCTTCAGCCGCTTTTTTCCAGATCATGTGACCATGACTGCATTGTGGGCTTTCATCTGCCAATTTACCGCCCAATTCACTTGCGATCTGTGAAATGGCGTCAGCGGCCGTGACAATGCCAGCGGCGTGAACTTCAGCTTCAGTTTTATAGCTTGGCACGTCACCAAACTTTGTCGTCCAATAGTCGTATTGTTTATCAGCATTTGCCACGACTGCACTTTTGTTTTCAACCTGCGCCATGATCTCTTTTGTACTGCGCTCGGCACCACCCATAACTAGCTGTTGAACACGCATAATGCAGCTTGTGACCGTATCTTCGACAAACCAACGTTTCATGTTTTGTTGGTATGCGCCCTGATACCCATAGGCATAGTCAATACCCGCTGGCTGTTCATCATCTTGTGTGCGATAAGCTTTGGCTTCGACTAATACATAGCCTTTTTCTGCGCTAAATTCCACAATGCGCGTTTCAATTCGTCCAGTCGGGTACGTGGCCAACCAGCGTTCGAGTCTTTCGCGTGAAGCTTCGTAGTTATCTAGAAAACCCATTTAACTTCCCTTCGACTTGATGAATTAACGTATCTGCAATGTGCTGTGATAGACATGACGTGCAGCCATGACCTTGCGTTTCGTGAACGCAGCCAATAGATGTGGTTATTGCCATTTTTATAGTTTGAGCCAATTCGGTCATTTTTTTACCGCATTTGAACTGTGACGACCAATTGCCTTACCGCGTGCTAAACCTTCACGACGGCCGTCTGTAAAGCCTTTTGAATAGCCAATCGCAATTGTTAGAACTGACCAAATCATTAGCATAAATAGGCGAATTAAAGTTTCGCCGTCAAGCAAGTCAACTACCATTTTTGATCTCCCGAATCTAGGAGGTAACCATTACCACCTGCAATAAGGGTGAACCATGATCCTGACAAAATCAAGCATTGCGCGTGTTGTGCGGCGTGTCGCTAGCCAAAAACCTTGCCGTCAACAATAAATGAGCCGTCCTTTTCAATTGGCACGATCTGCGGGCTGACCTTTGAACCTTCTACGCGTAAAATGCCAAAGCCTTGTGTCCAGTTGGCCGTGCCTTTTGTGTATTTCGCAGCTGAAAAACGCATGAGGTTTCCGACCTCCATGCCCCATAATGTGCGTCCCATTTTGTAGCCGCTGGATTCGGTGAAAGTGGAAATTCCCAAACGGTGCGTGTGACCTTGCACGACAGATTTACCGTGGAGGCGTGCAGCTCTCAAAGCCGACGCCCCTGCGTTTGGCGTTGTGCCCTGTTCGTCTCCATGAATTGCGATCCAATTTGTGCCCTCAATTGCATAGGGCTTCACGTGAAAGTTAATGCCTAACTCATCTAGCTTCATGAAATTTTCATAGCGCAGTTCAGGCGCACCCAACAACGCTGGCAAACGGCTAGCAATTGAATTGAACAAACGGTCAGTGTGGTTTGAACGCACCATGTTGGCTTCTGGCACATGGCGGGTTAATTCCCATAACAACTCAACGCAGCGATCACGGTCACGGCCAATAGTCGGTTCGTGTTCTTCACTTAACCCACGCGACCATTTTGAAATTGTATTAAAATCTATTTCGTCGCCAATTGTAATGACTTCGTCCGTTTTAAAAGCTTTGATAAAAGCTGCCAAATTACGCGTTGCCCGTACATCTTCAAAGGGAACTTGAAGATCACTGACAACAACGATTCTTTTCATTCGTCGTCGTCTTCGTATTCCGTCGACCCGATTCTGTTTGGATCGACTGGCTCAGGCAAAATCCAGCCAGGATAAGCGTCTTTGTCGCTAAGAATACCTAATGCAATTTCGACGCTAAAACCAGCCTTACGCAATGCTTTGTAATACTCATTCAATGCAATGCAGTATTGTTCAAGCGGTGAATAGTCAATGTCCTTGACTGTTGCTACGCGTTTGCGAGTAGGTCGTTTGGCTGCCATAGCATAATTGTAAAGGCTAGTCAATCAATTTGTTGTACAACACGTCTAACCGCGCTTCAATGCGATTTACCTGGTCTTTCAAGCTTGATCCGCCGTTTGGCTTGAATTCTTCAAGCACTGATCGAACCATAACCTTAACGCCAGAATAGACGGCGGCAACTACACCAATGCAGCATGTAACAACCGCCGCCCATTCGGTCGGCGTCATTCCCCAGTAACTCCGAAATTTTTGTCATTTGGGTTCAAGTAGCGCAAAACGACTGGTGCAACAGCTGCGCCGCCTGCCATAAGCAAGGCTTTTGGATCAGTCACGCCAGCCATGTAAAGCGTCAAAACGGCAGCTAAAAACGAGCGTCCCCATGAAGCTGCTATTGCTTTGGCTTTATCCATTTTTTTGTCTCCTTTTTCGGTTTAACTGCCTTTGCGGGCAATTCAATTTTTGGAAAGTCCCCTTTGTAAGGGACAAATTTTGGCACGCCAAAACCAACGATGTCACGCTTCAACGACCGTTGCTTAATCATTACCATGCCGCCATTGCGCTGGTCACCTGTCCCAGATGTGTTGCCTTCAATGCAAGTGACAACGTCACTTCCGTGCTCAAAATCAACAACAATGCCAATGTGTGAAATGCGATCAACTCCGTCATGTGGGAAATCCATGAAGGCCAATGCGCCTAGACTTGGCAAATTTGACCAACGATTTGTTTCTTTAAATTTATGTGCGCCCATTGCCGTCGAAACGACTGAATGAATTTTGACACCAGCTTGATCTGCACACCAATTGACAAACGAACCACACCACGGCAAACCGTCGGCTTTTGTAAATCTGCCATACTTTGTCAGGTTGTCGCCTTCTTCGATCGTGCCAACCTCAGTTGCGGCAACTTCGATCAACCTAGCATTTGTACCCTGCGGGTATGTCATAGACCCAATGCCTTTAAGTCGTCCAATGTCAAACCAAGCTTAGTAAGTTTTGCTTCAGCTGCGGCTTTTGCTGAAGCAACTTTTGCTATTTCAATGTCTTGTTTTGCTTGGGCGTCTGCACGTTCGGCGTCATCTTTTTCACGTTGCGCATATTCCTCAACTGTAAATTCGCTGACTTCATCACCAATTTGCTTAAATAGTTTTTCCATGATTGCTCCTTAACTCTTTTTTAATCCATAGATGCGATACGTACCGCTAAAAGTACCTGAATTTGGGAATATTGTTAAAGAGTCAAACACTGTTGTCGCATTAAATCCAACACTTCTAATGTCTGTTGTGAAACTTCGGGTGCTTGAATTCATCAGCATCATTGTGACGGCTGAAAGATTAGGATTAAAAATAGTCCAACTAAAGTTTGTCTCAGTGCCAGATGATCCTTCAATGTATGGTCCGTGTATATAAGTTTGAGACGAAAGACCAATCAAAGTTTGTGTCGGAGTTAAAGTTATTTTTTGACCTGTTATAAAATAACTTGCTGAAGAATTATCTGTGCCGCTGGTACGAAATCGGACGGCACAGTCTCCGCTTGCCGATCCTGATGTGATATTAACTGTCAAATAGTAATTATCGTAAGTTGATGAAAATGTGTCATTAGGTAATGAAACAGTTGAAACCGATGAAAAGGTACTAGATGTAATCAAATTTAATCCGCCTGTTGGTGCAGACCATGTTGGCACGCCACCTGCAACGGTTAAAACATTTCCAGTGGAACCAATGCCCAAACGGGTGTTTGTGTTTGCCGTAGCTGATGAATACGCAAGATCACCAAGCGTTGTGCCAGGTTGCAATGCCTTCAGTCGTGTGTCAACGCCTTGTAATGCAACGTCAAAATCAGCTGGTAAATCTGTTACTAAATCGCTTGACGTTGGAAGCACAAAACCATAATTTGTGGTCGGATTTGCCATTTGTTCCCCTTTTCTAAGCCACTATTGTGGCATTTGCCCAGTCTAAAGTCGGCGACACGCTTGCCCATGTTTCTGTCACTGGTACGTCATTCCAGCGCATAGCCTGTAATGAGTAAGCCAGCGGCGACAATAACAAAGTCACCGAAAGTTGATTGTACGAAGCTCTAAACGACCAGCCTTCGACAAAGCCTTGAAATGTGCCTGAGTTCATGTTTAATGGCAGATTTTGCAGCGCAATTGCTTCACCCATAAAAACGTTGATGAGTTTGTCACGATCGGCATTGTCGATTTCAGGGTTAGTCAGGTCAAAAGAGATTTCGCTAAAGATAGGCTGAGGGTTAGCACGCAAGGACAAATAAAATGCAGCTTGTGAGGTCGCGTCAGCTGCGTCATGCAATGTTGTTGTGATGACCTGACCAAGATTGCCATACAAAGCAATTGACGCTGGATCGCTGTCTGATACGTCAT